GAAGTTGATAGACAACTAGCGATAACACCTGCACAAGCCAAAGCAAATTATCAAGCACAGCAAGGTGCAGCGGATAAACAAATGACTGATATGGGTTATACAAAATATGGTTATAACTTACAATCACGCCCAGTCGTGAATCGTGTCAAAAATGCAGGCGCCTGGGTAAAAGACAAATTTAATGAAGAAGAACTAGATGAAAGAGTTGTACCTGGGCAACCATCTTTGGCACAACATATACAATCACAAACAAAACCAGATCCTGCTCCTGAATTGCAACCGGTCAAGATTCAATCAAAAAGACCAGAAGGTGCAAACTGGAGTAAAGAATATCTACAAAAAGCAGCATCAAACGATGGTGGAAGATACATGGTATCTCCCGATAAAGCACAACAATATCTAGATACATTCCACAAAGAAGATGTTGAAGAAGGTCTTTTACATCAAGGCGCAGGTTGGTTAGCCAAGAAGTTAGCATCTTTTGCTGGATACAAGGCACTCAAGCCAGGCACATATATTGTACCTCCTCTAGCACAAGCAGGCGGAAAACCTATCTCATTTTCTATTCGTAGTGGATCAGATTACCCTGTCTTCAATCTACCTCCTGATGAAAAATATAATCCAGAACGAATCCATTCTCATATCAAGGCACATATTCAATCAGGTAACTATGAAACTGCGCCTTCTGCAATGCAACGTGATTATTCACAGAAGACAATGCCTACTGCGCCTTCTGCAATGCAACGTGATTATTCACAGAAGACAATGCCTAAAGAAGAAGTAGAAGAAGATTTAGACGCTAATCAAAAGCGTGTAGGTCAATTAGGCCCAACCGAAAAAGTTAAAAATAATAACATTGGTAAACTAGTTGGCGCAAGCGAAAGTGTTGAATTGGATAGAATAAAAACACTTTCGGGATTAAAGTAATATTTTTTGCACATAGTTCGGTGATATATAATATTGACACAGCATGATATTCGTGTAGAATATCTTGATGTGTTAGTTGTCTCCTAGACAACTCAACATAAAACACATTTAGGCTCAACATAGGCATTTACAACATAGGAGATTATATATGGCAAGTCTAGCAGATATCCGTGCCCGTATCGCGGCACAAGAAAGTAAGAAATCAGGTCAGGGTCAACGCACCCAATCAGATAACGCAATCTACCCACACTGGAATATGGAAGAAGGCACTACTGCCACTATCCGTTTTCTTCCAGACAAAGATTCAAGCAATACATTTTTCTGGGTAGAACGACAGATCATCAAGTTGCCGTTTAATGGCGTCAAAGGTGATCCCAACATGAAGCAGGTAGTCGTTCAAGTCCCATGCGTAGAAATGTACGGTGATAACTGTCCTATCTTAGCAGAAGTTCGTCCTTGGTATAAGGATGATACGCTCAAAGATATGGCTAATAAATATTGGAAGAAGCGTAGTTATCTGTTTCAAGGTTTTGTTCGTCAGAATCCGATCGGCAATGACGTAACTCCTGCGAATCCGATTCGTCGTTTCGTCATCAGCCCGCAGATTTTCACAATCATCAAGGCAAGTTTGATGGATCCTGAAATTCAAGAATTGCCAACTGATTATCAGCGTGGTCTTGATTTCAACGTCAAAAAGACTAGCAAGGGTGGTTATGCTGATTATAGCACTAGTAACTGGGCACGCCGTGAAAGCCCGTTGACTGAAGTAGAGCAGGCTGCTATTGAAGCACATGGTCTATTCAATCTTGCTGACTTCTTGCCCAAGAAGCCAAGCGAAAGCGAACTACGTGTCATCAAAGAAATGTTTGAGGCTTCAGTAGATGGTAAGCCTTATGATAATGACAAGTGGGGCGCATACTATCGTCCATATGGTCTTGAGGCTCCTGCAACTAGTGCATCACAGTTAGCACCCCCTCATGTAACTGAGGTTACAACTCTTACTGTAAGCGCAAAAAAGGCAACAGTAGATGGACACGGGGATGTCCATGATGTTGAAGAAGAAGCAGAAACAAAGAGTGAACCCGTAGTAGTTCCTAAGAGTACTTCTAGCGATAAGGCACAGGACATTTTAGCGATGATCCGTGCTAGACAGCAGAAGGGCTAAGAAAGTATTGGGGAGAGGTAAAACTCTCCCCTCTCCTAAACTGAGGTAACTACCATGACACTACCAGACGAAAGATACCGCGCACTAAAGCAGGGTAAGAAATTACTTGAGGAATTATGCGATCCAGGCAAGACGCCTAGGGTGCCGAGCATCGTCCGTGATCGTGCGCGTGGTGCATTAAGACACTATCCAAATGACTATGAACTTGATCGTATCGCGGACAGTTGTCCTGATATGCTTGACAAAATAGCATTCAATGATAGAATCGCTAAAAGAAATATTTTGAAATAAGAGGAATTTATGGCAAAAACAATTAAAATCAATGAAATTAAAATCAATGAGAGTTTTTCTCTCAATTATAGCAGCCGCGAAGCAGATAGCGGTGATACAGTCATGGACTGTAATATCAATTTTGATAACCCCAAAGACAACAATGTTGTTGTCACACGTTTGAATACTTGGCTCAAGTCTATCAATTGTGAAGATATTGTTGTTACGTTGAAGGGTAGTAAGTAACATGGGAAAACCTTTTGATGTTAGCAAATTTAGAAAAGACATTACCAAAAGTATTGAAGGTCTCAGTATTGGTTTCAATGATCCTACTGATTGGATCAGTACTGGTAACCACGCTCTCAATTATCTTATTAGCGGAGACTTTAACAAAGGAGTCCCACTAGGTAAGGTAACTGTATTTGCAGGTGAATCGGGTTCAGGCAAATCATATATTTGTTCTGGTAACCTCGTTCGTCACGCACAACAGCAAGGCATTTTCGTAGTATTGGTTGATACTGAAAACGCACTTGATGAAGATTGGTTGAAGGCACTTGGTGTCGATACAGCCGAAGATAAGTTGTTGAAGTTGAACATGGCGATGATTGATGACGTTGCTAAGACTATTAGTGAGTTCATGAAAAATTATAAACTTTTACCGGCGGATGACAAGCCGAAGGTATTGTTTATCATTGACAGTCTTGGTATGTTGTTGACTCCAACTGATGTCAATCAGTTTGAAGCAGGTGACATGAAGGGCGACATGGGTCGCAAGCCTAAGGCATTGACTAGTCTTGTTCGCAACTGTGTCAACATGTTTGGTAGTCATAACGTAGGATTGGTCGCAACTAATCACACTTATGCTTCACAAGATATGTTTGATCCAGATGATAAGATCAGCGGCGGTCAAGGATTCGTTTACGCAAGCAGTATCGTTGTCGCTATGAAGAAACTCAAGCTCAAGGAAGATGATGATGGCAACAAGATTACTGATGTGCGAGGTATTCGTGCTGCTTGTAAAATCATGAAAACTCGTTACGCAAAGCCATTTGAAAGTGTTCAGGTCAAGATTCCATATGAGACTGGCATGAACCCATACAGTGGTTTGCTTGATCTATTTGAGAAGGCAAATATTTTGACGAAAGAAGGTAATCGTCTTGTCTATACAACTGATAGCGGTGAAGTTATCAAATTCTTCCGCAAAGGTTGGGAAAGCAACGAAGATGGTTGTCTTGACAAAGTAATGTCAGAATATCAAAATCGTCAAACAAAGATAAGTAATACAAATTCTGTAGCGGAGGAATAATACAGATGAGTATTACTGTTATACACGAAGTTTGGCGTGCATTAAAAACTGAGATTGATGAAACGGTTCTTCCAGATGCCGCTGAATCACTTGTAGATGTTCTCATTCAAAATGATTATGAAGCAAGCGATATCAAGGCAGAGTTTCGTAGAGATGTTCATGTGATGGATGCTGTCAAGGCATATATCGCATCACAAGAGGACGAAGAAGAGGAATATGAGGAAGAAGAGGAAGATGACGAGGATTATGACGACAATTGGTGATGAATGAACTGGTATACCAGAATCACAACTGATTTGTCTGTAATCCCTGATTTCATAGCACACTATGAATCAGAATTAGAGCAAGCAAAATATGATTGTAGGGTAGGTGGAAAGGTAGAGAAAAATATCTCAAACCTACCCGGAATCACGGAACAAAGATTTAATCAGTTACAAGAGATTGAAGCGGTATTGAATTATCTCAACATACAATTACGTAAGTTAAGACGTAAATACTTTCAGAAATATCTGGAAGGCTATAATAGAGCATTGACAAGCCGTGATGCTGAAAAGTATGTAGACGGCGAAGATGAAGTCATTGATTTTGAAGTACTAATCAACGAGGTAGCACTTTTGCGTAATAAATGGCTAGGCATCATGAAAGGGCTTGATAGCAAGCAATGGCAATTAGGCCATATCGTAAGGCTACGCACAGCTGGCATGGAAGATGTCACGGTCAGTTAAGTGCTAAAATTGACTTTTCAAAACGGATTATCCTTAGAAAATTGGATAGTTGACGGGCATTCATTGAACGGTGGAGGTTCTACACAATACCTTGAT